CTACCACCTGTTAATTCTATATTTTTTCTTAGCGCAAGTCTTTGCAGTTTAGTTTTTGCAGCATTAATCATACTGCCAAGCATTATATCTGCACCTCTTCTAATATGTATATTTCTTACGCTTTCCACTATACTATCCTTTAATCCCAGCTAGATTTATACAAATTAAGTACCCTAGCAATATGTGGTGGAAAATTAGTAACCATTGGTCCGTATTCCAGCTGCATAATTTGAGTAGTTGGAATTCTTAAATTCTTGACTACAGACTCATTCTTAAGATAGTATGTAATCATATCAAATATTGCAAGTTTTAAATCTTCTGGTACTGTTTCATAACCGGCATAGTAAGTGAATTTATATCCATTAATTAGTGGCGGAAATACTCCAGTACTACTTAGACTATATAGACTTTGTGTTTCATAATCAAATATATAGTCTGTATATTCTGTCATTTCAGTATAGTTAGCTCCATAGTCGGTACTAGTTTCTACACTGATAAGTTGAATTAGCGGATATTCCTGTGGATAATAACGCAATAGACCACCATTAAAGTAGTCTATTTTTGCATCGTCAACGTAATCTATAAATGTACGTCTACAATAATTTTTTACTAAGTCACTTACTCTAGGAACTAAGGCGTCTATTTCACCATCTTGATTGGTGCCATTAATTCCAATGTAATCTTTGTATTCTTTTTTGGTAACTAATGCTAGGCCCATGTTAATTCCTCTAAATTATCTTTTTCTGGATACTGTCTCCAATATCCAGAAAAAGATAGGGAGATAACTCCCTATCTCTATTTAGTGCATTAAGACCAACGTAGTACTGATACGCCTTGACCAAGATTTGTAGTAACTTGAGTCATGCCCATACGTAACGAGGCAACAAGTACTCTACGTTGTGTTTCAACTAGATCTTGTGTATCGAAACGCATACCGCGCTGATTACCAACAATAAAGTTACCTGGATGGAATACAACTACTGCTGCTTCTCCGGCTCCTTTTGTTGCAAATTCTGCACATACAAGTACAGGTGTATTACCAACAGAACCAATTTGTCCTGTTAATAGTGTTGCAGCTGAACCAACTTTATCAACTGTTTGGAAGTTTGTATCTTGTAGCAGATCATAGTAAGCATCTGTAGATACAACAAAAATAATTTCGCTCGGATTTAGACCCCATGCTCCTAGATCTCTACGTAGAGATACTAGATCTGCTGTGTCAATTGCAGTGCCAGTACTTACTGTAACTGCTGACGAAACGTCGTAAGGTACAAGACCTTTAACAGGATCAGCACCTGAACCAGCACCGCGTAGCAGAGCTAATTCAACAGACTTCGCTGTTCTACGAACCATTGCGTCACGAACGATCGGTAGAAGAACAAGTAGTGAATCTTCTTCTTCTTCATAGTTCATGTATTCACGTGTTGCTAGTTTATAAGCATTCAGTGTGATGTCTGTTAATGCATGAGTTTGTGCAGCACCTGACGAATCATCTGTACCAAACTGTGCGTTTGTTACCCATGTACCGTATCCGGCTTCTGGATTAACTGGTAGAGTCATAACGTTAGTCTGCATTGTAATATTGCGCATTAACGGCGCTAATATTAGACGTCTACGTACTTCTGCTTCCATGTTCATAGAAACTTCTAGTTCCCATGTGGCTCCAGGTACGTGAGGGCCGACTTTCTGAACAAGTGCTTGACCGTATTTAGTTTGATCAATTGCTTTTCCAGTGATTTTACTTAATAGGAACGCATTTTCACGTTCTTGATAAGTAGTTTCGCCTTTTTCCGCACGATCAGTAAATTGCATTTTTGTCGATTGTGCTTTAGCTAGTTCTTCTGCTTTTTCTTTAATAGCAGTTTCTAGACCTTCTAAAACTGATTTCGAATTTGTCTGAGTTTCCTCTAGACGCTTTTGAATTTCTTCTAAAAGCTTTTCAGCACCTGTGCTAACTGTCTGAATTGAAGTTTCAACAGCTGCTTTGACTTTGGCATCTAGAGCTGCTTGAGCTTCCGCTTCAGCTTGTTTTCTAGCTGCTTCTTCTTCCTGAGCCTTAAGCACGGCTTTAGTAGCTAGTTCTGCCGCATCCTTTGCGGTTTTATCTAACATAGCTTGTAGTTCTTTTGGATCCATGTCCCATTCCTTTTGTGTAGTGCTTTCTGCGGTTGTAGAAGATTCTAGCCCTTTAGCTGTTTCTTCTTCGTTTGCAAATTGCTCTTTAAATTGCCTAAATTCTTCAGCATTCTCGAATGCTTTAGAAAGACTAAATAACGTATTTTGGTTTGCGGGTATTGAAACAACTGAAATTTCAATTAGTTCAACTTCCTTTATTAAAAATACTTCCGCGGCTGCGTTATACTCCGCATCCTTAATTCTGAAGCCTACGCTGAATGCTGTCAGTACTCCATCTCTAATTAGATTGAATACTTCTGCAGCAGCTGATATTCGTGCTTTAATCCACAATCCTGCATTATCTATCTTATGCTCTATCATTCTTCCGCATGGATCATCATAATCATGATATGCTAGAATGACAGGATTCTTAAGATAATTCTCCATTCCTCGTTCCCAAACGCTAGGAGGAATTACGTCGCCCATTCTGTCAATATCGGTGGTACTTGCGTATCCTTCGATGTAGACCGAATCAATTTTATCCTCGGCAGATGACAGTTCTTTTGTGGTAAAAGCACTATTAATGTATAGTACTTTGTTTTTGTTCATGCAGTTCCTCAATTTTTGTCAGGCGAAGGCTCTTTTGGCTTCTTTGGAGCCCCTCCTTCACTTGGGTTTGCGGCTGAGCCAGATATGTTAGCAGGTATACGAAGATCGTCACTGCCAGCTATTTTCTCATACCTTAATTCTTCTCTAGCTTCATTAGGAGTAATAATACCAGTATTTACAAGAGTAGAATGATAGGCTGCGAGATCCTTTAATTCTGGTTGCAGGGCAGACACTGTTGCTGTTACTGGACTAATATCATATCCAAAGTAACGTTCAATTCCTGAAGTCAGTTTTAAAACAATCGGTAAAACTGTTTCCAGGTAAAAAAGTCGTAGATTAGGAGAAATATTTGCATTATTTCCACCATCTAAAAGTATTGGGGGAACACCAAGTGCTTTTAGAATTTTTCTATCGTGAGTATTTATGCTAGTATCAAAATCCATTTCTTGAAATGAATCTGTAATACTACCAAAAGGCTTTAATCCGCTATCTAAAATCATCGGGCGCTTAGCACCATTTTTAGGACTGTATTTAGATAGCCATCTTTGAATAGTTTTTTCTTTAGACGTTTCACTAAGTGTATTATCTGTAGTAATTATTAGTCCACTAACAGCTCCATTATCAAAGAACTGCTCTTGAAAGTTTTGCATCTTATAAAGAATATTAATATTTCTATTTGCTGAGGCTAGTCTACTAGCTCCACGATAAATAGAAGTACTACTAACATCTTTTATATGAATAATTTCGCTAGGTTTAAAATTAACATTTTTATTGTATGTATACTGTTTTACATATGTTTTAGAATCAGGCTCTATAATTACACTTGCCGCTGGCAAGTGATATAGATGTACGCCATCATAGTATAAAAATATGTTACCTTCTAGAACAAAATCTGTATAAAGATTAATTCTAAAATCTGTTGCTGACTGATAAGGATTGGGAACAAAATTTAACAAATTGAACAATGTTTTTTGTCTTACACCAGACACCACTCCATCAATCTTTTTATCTTTTACGTCAAAATCTAATGATGCACAAGCCGATACAAGCATATTTGTACCGCGATTAACTGACTCAAGCTGTGAAAATGCAGTTAAATAATTTACTGACTGAGACGTTCCAACGTCGGTGCCAGACTCATGCATAATTTCTGGCTGAGCGGGATTTAATTTCTCGATCAGCCAGTTTCTAAATCTTCCCATGGTTTTTCCTAATAGAATTTACTAAATGATCCAGGTTGTGATCCAGCTATCTCTTTAACTCTTTCATCACCGGTATATTTAGCTTTCTGTTTCTCTATCCACTGACCTTGTTTGCTAGCAGTTGCAAGGGATGGATTCTTACCGTAAATACCATGCAATTTTATATGGTCTCTATTACATAGTGTATAGACAGCCTTATATATCTCGTCATGGTGTTCTTCGATAAATTCATCTCTAACTGCTAAGATACCATCATCAGTATCAATGTCGTAACCTTTCTCGGTCGCCCATTTCTTTAGCAACATTGTCAGCGAGTGTGTATGGTGTAGTTCTAAATCTTCTGTAGTGCCGCAAATATAGCACTTGCTATCCTTTTCATAAGCAGACTTCGCACGATCACGTACATGTTTAACTGCTAATCTCTTATTATCGGTATTTTTCGCCATTTGCACCCACTTTTAATTTCCACTATTATAACACGACGGCACGAAGTTGTCAATACTCAAAATTTCTAATCCAGTACGCTAATTTTTATCTTGATTTTATTCAATTAAAGTAGTATAATAATTTATTCGAATGAAAATCAATTCAAAAAAGTACCACGAACTTTAAACGTGCAGAATTTAAGTATTTTTTCAGTGAGTGAAAAAATAGAAAGGGGCCGCTATCGTATGGTAGCGTAACCCCTTTCTTCAAACAATGAATGTGTAGATGGCGTATCTTAACGCATCTGCCATGTGAGAGTACTGATCGTGCAATGGCTTCTCTATTTCAAGAGCCTCGTTCTTGTTCCATTGATATTGATCAAGCATTTCTAGAGTATGTATACAATGCGGAGCTACTTTTAGTCTTCGATTGTCAATAATATTCTGCAAAAACGCAATACCTTCAAGTCTCTGTTTCTTAGCTTTAATTGTTGCTATGTCGTAGTTATACGCAAGGTCAGCAGCAAATTGTGCTGCTGCAGAATCGATAAAGATTGATTCAATTTTATATTTTTCTATTAATCCTTGAATAATCGTTGCATGAACACTGGTAACAGTTTCAGCATCTTGATACTCGTCAATTACCCAGTATATATTTTCATTTGGTAAATATGCAACAACAATAAAAGCTGTAGGATCTCGATAACCCGGATCTAGGCCCGCGAACACTTCAATAGGTTGATCAAAGTTAAAGTTTTCAATATCTTCTTCATTAAAGTTATAAATCTGACCCTCAAATGATGTAAATGATGCCTGATATTCTTGTTCGAATTCAGCCTTACTCATTGAAGTACGAGCTTCCATTACATCGCTTGGTGACATTCTAGTATTTTCAGTCCAGTCTGCTTGTAAGCTAACCCATTCTGGACTTTCTTCAGAGAATCCGCGATTCCAGAATCTACTAAACCAGTTATTCTTACCACGAGGTGTACTAATAAATATTGCTTTAGCTCCAGGTTTATCAAGTGTTGGACGTAAGCTAACGTTAAAAGCGGCCTCTCCGTCTTTGCCGAGGGCCGCTTCGTCAAATATAATTAGATCATAGGAACGACCTACGCAACTGTCAACAGTTGATAAGCTTCCCATACGTATAGTACTTCCGTTAGATAATTCAATTATCTTATCTTTAACATTATCCTTTTCTAATTCTAGATCAAAATGTTTGATCAGAACTCTTTGAAGATCAAAACTAATACTTGATAAAGTATAATTTGGACTAATAATAAGTACGTTACAACCCGGCATTAATACGATAAGTTGACCAATTACATTTGCAATAAAAGTTTTACCAATTCTTCGTGAGAACGCCGCGCAAACAAATCTATATGACGGATTATTAACTGCATTAATCAATGCAATTTGGGGTCGATTTATTGTATCATAAACTGGAGTGTTGTTAACCGTTAATAGTTTAAGATAGTTTTGTATTGGTAGTTTAATAAATCTTCTATTAGGATCGAACTCTTGTATATGTTCAGTATCTACATCATTACGACTTACTACTAGCATTGACTAATCTCTCTATTAAGTTACCATAATTAGAACCCGCATCATTGATTTGAACATTAACTTGTGATTTAATATTTGATTCTTTAATCTTTTCAAGTTGAATTAGTTTATCCAATGTATCCATTGTCATCTTGTGTGATAAAGCTAATAAATCTGCAATATCTTTGCTTGAACCAATTCCTGCTTCATCCAGTTCTTGAAACTTACGCTGAATAATAGCATCCATCGCTTCACGCATCTTGAATCTATTATTAAATCCATAGTCTAAAAATATATTATCAATATAGGATCTTACTTCTTTTCTAGCTAATGTTGAAGCTACCAATTCTGAACTTATATCTAACTCTTCTGAAACCTTCTTTATATCTTGAAGCGTTAGATATGCGTTTGCAACCTCCAGTGCTTCTGGAGAAATCATTATTGCTTCGGCAGGATGTGCAGTAGGTAGGTTCATTTTTGCTATGCTTATAGTTATTCTTGTTATAAGTATATCACATAGGCAAAATATTTACAAGTGAGAATTTTCTTTATGTCAAAATTAAAAGCACTAATAGATTGTGAGTCAAATAAATGTAAGTTAAAAGAATTTGATTCTTTTACTACCGCTTTGTACTATCCACCAATGTATGATAAGTTTGGGCGCAATATTAATGAAGGACGTAGTACTCGTTATTCAACTGTTGAATGTTTAATTTGTGGTCGTATATTTCGCAGAAGTGAATCTGGTCATAGAATTGAATTTACTGAGATGGCTATTAAAAATGAGTGATTGGTGCTATGTTTGTGGAGCTAAGCAGTGGGTGTGGCCAAACGGAGCGCATCGCTGTGCTTCAAATGAAGAATTACAAACTAAACTTGATAGAATTTATAAAAGTCTACAAGAAATTATGTTGATTTCTAAATATGATAAAGCTATGGCTTTAGATAAAGTGGAGAATATTTTAAAAAATGAATACTATGCAGACAATTGTTAACGCTTTAGCAAGATCTCAAATCATTGACAGATTTCATACCTCTAATGATGATGAATGGGTATATATTGCTAATGTAATTGATAATCATGTTAAACTTGATGAAGATCTGCCAAAAGACCAAAATAATTGGATTGTTCGTTATATTGAGGATCTTTATAGAGAGAATGAAAAGCTGAGAAAGATAAATAAGTTTGCACGTCACGCAACTTACTGTTCTCGCTATATTTTAGGACCGGAGCATGATTGTAATTGTGGATATGGTTTTGTGGAAGGATTAGAATGAAATATACCTATAAAGACAATACTTATACTGTTCCGACATGGGATAAACCTGTTTGGGAAGAACCTTGGACACCGATAAATCCAACTCCTGGATCCTCTCCAAATATTTGGAATTATGGATGGAAATGTCCCAATTGTGGACGAGGAAATGCTCCTTGGAGTAGTACTTGTCCTTGTATTCCGGTGCCTTCAACTATTACATGCTAAATTATGATTACTAAACGAAACGAAATAATTAAAAAATTCAGAATGACTGTCGAAGATCCAATGTGGGCAGATCATTATGAAGGCAGCAAAAAGGTAGGTCGAGAAATACTTGATATTATTCGTGATTTACAAACAGAAATTGCTACACTTAAAGCTACGGCGGCAACACTTCAAGAACTTGCCGCAAGAAAGGGTAGTTGCATCGAATATAAAAAATTGCTAGATAAGATCGCTAGTAGCACTTCCGAGGATCCTAAAGCTTTAAAAGGTATGGCTGATTACAAAATGTTGTTAAAGAAATGAGACTAGAGTACTGGGGTCTTATTGGTTGTTTTTTAATCTCTCTACTTTCCATTCTTTTTATGAATGGACTTGGAGAAACTTTATCTAAAAAAGGTAAGATTTTATTTTATATCTGGTTGACCTTCTGGACCCTTCCTTGGGCAATCTTTATATTTTTTGGAATAATTGTCATATGAATGAAACACAAATTAACCTTAAATCTTTAGTTGATAAATTAAAAAATGGAGCTATGCCTACTAATTATACTATATTACCTCTTTGGTTAATTGATAATACAGTATATGTTATTGAAGCTTTGCAGAAAAGATGCGAGGAAGCATATGATACGATTGAAGCATTGAAAAAGGAAGTTGAAATACGAGAACAAAAGTGTGAAGCATTAAAAGAACAATCTGATGGTTATAAACAAAATTATAAAGAATGGCGAGACTCATATATCGCTTTAGAGAAAAAACACGAAGATTTAAAAATTAAACTTAAAGATTTAGAGAAACTTGTTGGTGCTAGTCGTTCTCCTAATGACGTGAAACTAATCGAGATACTTAGAGAAGAGAATAGAGTTCAAAATAAGTGTATTGCAGATCAACATGATACAATTGCAAAATTAAAAGAAGAAAATAGAAAGACAGCTTGTATTAAATCTAATGCATATATGGATATAAGTACAGGTACTTGGTGGCATGAACACTCCACTGTTGTAGAAATGATAAAACAAGAAACTGCTAATTTAGTTAAAGAACTAAATAACCTGCGTGAAGAAAATCTAAGATTAAATATCAGTGTTGCAAGACGTGAAGAAGAATGGCAGGAAAAGTATAATCGTATGGTAAAACTTATAGCACGAGCTGCTT